CCCGCGTGGCTAAAAACCCTGACCGTTGTTCGCACAAACAAAAAAGCCCCGTAACTTTTCAGCTACGGGGCTTTTTCCATGTAATGGCGGAGAGATAGGGATTCGAACCCCTTCTAGCTTGCCTGTAAGCCGCTTCTGCCCAGTAAATACGATGCTTCAGGAGCTTCCTTGATGGCCTCAAACGGTCTATAGAGGCCCTGAGTATGCCCTAATTTTGCCCTAAGCCTGTACTCCAAGCAGGCCGATGGTGAGTGCACATCTCTCAGCCTCTATGAAATCGAGGTGGACTCAATATTCCGCCTCTCTACTGATGAAGCATGCGGATTTCACTGAACGCGCGGGCAGCGCAGTATGGGATGACAGCGCACGCCAATCCCATCGCAGCAGCAGCAGCTTCCTGTGGCGCACTACTGGCCGCGTACATTCCATAGAAACCAACGAAAGCGCCCACAAAGGACATAATAATGGTGACGATCCACATGAGCTTGGCCAATTTCAATCCCTAGATTTAGTGGTTATCCCCGCAATGTGACTTGGCGAGGTGCGCGAATAGCGCGCTGCGAAATTTACAGGCCCTGAGAACGAAAGGTCAAATTGCCACTATCTAAATATGTCGGTTTTCCGCTCACTAGCGGCGACCATGCTTCAATAGGAATTCTTGCTTTCACAAGCTCAAGAAGATTGATGTGTAACACGCCAATTGTATTGGAATACCAAAAAAAACCTACGGCCCCGTAAGTAAAGGGCCCTAGGGCTTTTTTGACATCAGGTGTTAATTGTTATGAATTGGCATACGGTCATTTTTGCCCCATTGAAATTCACCCATCTGCGTTCCGCCGACCTAAAACTCCCTGCTACGCTGACCTCAAAACCGAGGATTAGCGATGCCACATTCTGATTTGCTCCCTTCCCTACTATTCAAGATCAACGAAAACCAGCTCGCCCTCGAAGCGGCCATTCTGGAGCTTTCCAATTGGGTCGAGCAGCGAGGTGCTTCCGACGTCGCTGACAACGTGCGCGGTGCGCTGGAAGCGATCGACCGGAATGAGGAATTCATCAAGATGGCACTCGCCGTGATGATGACCCCGGAGTGACGCTTTTGGCCAGAAGCGTCTAGTGCTCTGGGTGGTAGCATGGTATGGCAGCGTTGGTAGCTGCTAGCCTTTCCTTAAGAGTGAAAGTCCATGAGTATCCACAGATCTAGAGCCAGGAGTGCACTGGCATCGGCGCTATCCGAACTTGCCAGCAATGAAGATCAGCGCTTGAAATATGCAGCGCTTGAGCTTCGTATGGCAATCGAATCCGTCACTTACGACAGGGCTCTAGCCTACAAGAGTGAATTCCCGCCTCACGAGTATGAAACTTGGCAGCCAAAGAAAATCATGCTGATTCTTCTGGAGATTGATTCCAGCGCAGATTCAGATAGCTCGCTCAGCTTCGGAATTGAACCTTCACCAGCAGAAAAACCTGAAATCATGAAGCCTCTGGGGGATGAGGTTGTATTTAACCTTCAAATAATCAAGAAACACTACGACGCTCTGGGCAGCTATCTGCATGCGCCTTCATTGAAGCAGATACATTCTGGCCTGCGCTCCGATTACAACAAAATGCGTCTGAGATGTGAGGAGATCGCGAGTGTTCTTGAGAGAGTATTGGCGTCTCCAGTATTCAATAGCACATTTGGGATATTTTCTAGCTTTGACTGCAGCGAGTGCAAAGCACGCATTCGTAGAAGAATGTCCCGTGGTAGCAATAGTCTTGAAATCGATTGCTTCAACTGTTTGGCTAGCTACACGCTCACGCGCATACCTGATGGTCAAATCCGTATAGACCCTCACCAGCAAGACATACTTTGTGCAAATGCTGACTGTGGCCACCCCAAAATTCTTCTGCGTAGAGAGGTCGTTAACGGTAGAGCTTGGACTTGCGGAAAATGCCGTGGACGCAATGAGATTCGCCTCGGACTCGTACATCATGCGTCAAATTGACGCGGCTGCTGCCACGACGCCGCGCAACTCGTTAGGCCACGAAAGGGCTACGGAGCGACCTCGGCCATATTGGCCGACGTCGTATCCGAATACTCATCTCATAGATGTCCGCTTTGTGTTGAGGATTGCGGTCGCTGGCAACTCTGTCAACAGGTATGACATAGATAGAAATTCGGCCCCCCTCCGAATGCCTCCTATGCCGCTGTAAGCCACAAAAATCAAAGAATCCTAACATCGAGATTGGCTTTAAAGCGGCATTGGGCGGCCTGCGTTTTGCCCTAAATATGCCCTAAGTCTTCGCACATCGTCAGCCTGCCAGGCTTCAAGAACCACACCTGGTTACAGGTGTGGTGTGGCGCGGTGCCACCACACAGAAAAATTGAGAGCTATACTACCCATTTATTTGTCAGTACTGCGCAGAACAAAATTATCGCCTATTACAACCAGGCGCTTATTTAGGTTTTTGACCGCACAAACCTGGTGAAATAAATCAATAAATCTGTGGACTTCGTGACAAGTCTTGTACAGATCAGTATCCGCCTTAACGACATCTCCCCCAAGCTCTCCAAAAAGCTCGCAAGCCTCATCCATATCGATCACAAAATTGTGATCTTTATAATGGTTCGTGAAGTGTGCCGCTAACCTTGAAACGTCTTCTATATTGACATCAGTGGAGGTAAGCTTAGACTTCAAAAGCCTCAATGCATACTGGGTTGCGGACTCAGTAATACGCTCGTAGTACCCAAGGGCACGCACATCCAGACTGCTACCAATTAAGTATTGCGAAAGCATTGTCGCTGCGCCAGGGTACTCATTGGCCAACTTCGTGATGCGTTCCAACGCACCTGAGAATGCCAGCGCCGGGAAATCGTTAATTTGCGGATCAATCGGCCCCAGCTCACTCATTGCCCCCATATGAAGCTCATCAGCACCAAGGGACAGTAATGTAGCAGCTGATTTCGCATCTGCAGGTATACCCACTACAAACCTTGACAGCTTATAACGATTACACATTTTACTAATCAAATATGCAGGCTCAACTTCTCCACCAGGGCTTCGCAAAATTAAGAAAATATCTTTTTTATTCTTAATGGCTGCCAGCCTTTGATATATTGCGCTCGCGTGATACCTGCTAATTTGATTGTGATCATAGAGAAAGATCACTTCATATTGACCTATCCCAGCATTATCAGCCAGAATATCAAGAATCTCTTTCTTAAGTGCCCCGCATAGATCCTTGTCTTTTTCACGATCTACTAAATCAGCAATATACCTAGCGTCACGATTAGGTTTTTGGCCAACCGTTTCTTCAAATACATCAGGCTCGACCTGACCCGAAATATCAGCGCTATCTCCTATAGCTTTTCGTGGCTTTATAGCTGCATCAGGACTTAAAAATTTAGCCCAAGTCGTAAATTGCTGCGTATGGCCTGACAACTTTGTGCGATTAATTATTTCGTCCGCTTGCGCAAGCAATTCTCTAACTTTCTTTGCTGAAACCTTAAATTCCTCGTCCTTCGAAGGGGGTTCAGCTGGCTGAGATTTTGCTACTAGAGGAGCACCCTTGATCTCTTCCGGCACTCCTTCAGATGTGCCTTCCTCCTCCTCGTCACTGGATTCCTGAATGCTTCGTTGCACAGATAGAGTACCGTCGGTCACCTCATCTGACACTACGCTTAAATTGGCTTGCTGCGTCAACCCCTCGTCCAGCTTGGGCTGCATGCTGCTTTCAGTTGGTTCCTCGTCCTGCGCCACGCTCACCTCATCCGAAGGGAATTGCTTTTACACCAGATTTACACCACAATCACACCATAAATGCACCAGAAATGCACCACATACGCACCACAAACGCACCGGACTCTCAAATATTTTGACGATGTCGAGGAGAATGCAAATGTCTAGAATGAGTGTAAACCTTTCTCCAGAAATGGAAAAGCTTATAGAAGAAACTGCAGAAAAAGAGAACATTTCAAAAGGGGATGTTATCAGGCGTGCCTTTGCTTTACTGAAAGTTTCTGAAACCGAAAAAAAGAACGGGCGTTTTCTAGCTGTAGCAAAAGATGATGACGACCCTAGTAGTAAATCCCACATAGAAGTGATTGGAAAGATTATAGGGATTTAGCATGCCACAGGACAAACTCGAGGATATAATAGTTGATTTCGACGGCATTGTTGGCGAACCGCAATTCAACATGCCTCAAGCAAAGATAGAGCTTGCGAAATATGTACTTGCTGCATTGTTTTCTTTAGTAATCTTACTCTTTGTATGCAGCTTTATCCCTGATTGCTTTGTCACTGAGCGCGCAAAAAAACTTTCGGAAAACATTTACCAGAGTTTGGTTCCGATAGTTTCAATGATTTTGGGTTATTATTTTGCAAAGGACTAAACTATGAAGACATATGTTTTATCCTTCGACCTCAACAATGACTATGACCAGTCTGGGATGTTTGAGGAGCTTGCCACTTTAGGCGAGATACATCAGGCCCTATCATCAACTTGGTTTTTAAAGTCCGAGCATACAGCCAAGGAAATTAGAGATAAGCTTGCCGCACACTTAGCTCCTGACGAACGAGTTATGGTTATGAAATCGGCCGCTCCAGCAGCATGGCGAAATTTGATATGTGACAACAAATGGCTTATTGAAAACCTTTCAAATAAGCAATAAAAAATGGGCGCTTCTAGCGCCCTTTTTATTATCAGTGACTCCCTCACCACTTCGCCTATATGGCTAGAACAAACCACCTAGCTGGGCAGGATTCCAATTCATGACAACCAACTCCCCGCTAACTTCAGCCTTTGTCTGACGCTGATTGGTATTGCAATAACGAATATCCAGTCTCTCGAAATAAAATTCTTTAAAGACCCGGCGAATGTCCAGGTGGTCGTTGATGCTGACCATCACCTTGCCTTTGCATCGACGCATAAATTCTGCCATCCGCTCGTAATTCTCAAACTGAAAGTCCACGCCATAGCCGGCGGTCTGCCAATAAGGTGGGTCCATGTAGTGGAAGGTATGGGGGCGGTCGTAGCGTTCCGCGCACTCAAGCCAGGGAAGGTTTTCGACGTAAGTGCCAGACAGCCGCTGCCAGGCAGCCGAGAGATTTTCCTCGATCCGCAGCAGATTGATGGCCGGGCCTGTGGTCGCGGTACCGAAGGTCTGCCCGGTGACCTTGCCGGCGAAGGCATGGTGCTGGAGGTAGAAGAATCGGGCCGCGCGCTGAATATCGGTTAGGGTTTCGGGGCGGGTCATTTTCTGCCACTCGAACACCTGGCGCGAGCTGAGCGCCCATTTGAATTGGCGCACGAACTCTTCCAGGTGGTTCTGCACGACCCGATACAGCGTCACCAGATCACCATTGATGTCGTTGAGGACTTCAACGGGCGCGGCCTGGGGTCGCATGAAGTACAACGCGGCTCCGCCGGCAAAGACTTCGACATAGCATTCGTGAGGTGGGAAAAGTGGGATAAGGCGGTCGGCCAGGCGGCGTTTGCCGCCCATCCAAGGAATGATGGGTGTGGACATAGGTAGCAAGACCTTTACTGTATATATGAACAGGTGCTAGGCTCGCCGCGCTTTGTGCACGGAGCAGGAGCCTTGGCTGGACTTGCAGGGACAATCTGCGGGAACGGCGACCGAGCTGGGTGTTGACGCACCCGGCTCGGTCGCTCTTTTTAACTTTGTGTTGAGGCTACGAAACCAGGATGTCCCAGCAGTTCGTCACCTTGATGTCGCCTAATCGTCACGCCTCAACTACTGTATATAAAACCAGTATCCGTAAGGTGTGACTGTGGACCTGTACGAAATCGAAGACACCAGCGACTGGCTTGGCTGCCCGACGCCGCTCGACACCTGCCGGCATCAGCTTCGAATGCTCGAAAACGAAATTCAGGAATTGACCCTGCAGCTGCGCCAGGCCCGGGAGAAGATCTTCAAGCTGGTCGAGATGCACGCCGAAGCGGTAAGTGAGCGCGATTCGCTACGCTCACAACTGACCGGTGCCAAGGCTGAACTAGCCCATCTTCACGACGAGAACTCTGAGCAATCAGGAACAATCCGCAGCCTTTTGCTCGTTTCCGATCAGAGGGATCACTTGTTTCGAGAGAACCAGAAACTGCTCATGGAGAAGCGGGAGCGGGAGAATCAATAGTCCGCACGTAGGCTTGGCAGGCCGCCAGCGCTATCAATCCTTGGTCACCGGCGTCGGTGATCCCGATAATTCGTTGAGCATGCGCTGGGTCAATTCGGGCGCGCGTTCCTCCATGAACCACGCCGCTGGCGCCGGTAGCGGCGGACACTGAACAGCCATTGGCTGAATCCGTGGTATCGAGGAGGACTGACAACCGCAGATCAGCAGTGGCAAGACGATCGCGCAGGCGAGCCTGCTTCGTTTGAGCATCGCTCAGTTCCTTATAATGTGTTTTTTCACTGGTCGACAGCCGCTGCTCGAGGGCGAGACGCTTGTCCTGCTCAGTCCGTTGCGCGGTAGCGGCGGCATTGCTAATGCTGTTCAGGTCGGACTGGTGCAGACCGTCCTGCTCGGCCAGCTTCTTACCGTAGCGCCAGTCCTGAACCTTCCAGATGCCAGCAGCAGTGGCCAGCGCCAGCACCAGAACGCCAGCTAGTGCGACTTTCAGTGCACCAGGACTCATGGCACGTCCTTGAAAAAGATGTGACGGCCGAGCCTCAATGTTTCCTTGGCGCCCTTTACCCAGCCCGGCGGCTTAAGCATGGTGGTCGCGAAATAGTGCGTGGCGCCGCCGGTGGGATCGGGCACTTTACCGGCGATCACCTGAGCAGCGGCGATCTGAGCTTGGGCAAGCTCGCGGAACGGGATCTGCTTGGCGCCACTCAGGTAGGCGAAGTTCGGGTCGCCCCTGTTCCAGCAGCTGAACTGGTATGGCTTCTGGCACACACCACCGTAGCCCTCGCCCCACCACGACCTGGCGTTGCCGTCATTCACCCGATTGCGAATGGTCCAGGCCACGGCGATCTGGCCGGCCAGGCTTTCCCCGCGGGCCTCCCCCCACAGCGTACGTGCGAGGATGTCACGATCCTTTTCAGTTTCAGTCATCACTTTTCTCCAGGCGAAAAAAGCCCGCGAAGGCGGGCGATCAAATTTCAGGCACAAAAAAACCGCTCAAAGCGGCCGCGTATTTACTTGTTTCAGTTAGTCTATCTGGACTCAAGGACTGAAAGTCTTTCCTCCAAATCGCGCTGGGTCGCGGCGACGCCCGCAAGCATCGCCAGGGCAAGCTGATCATTGCGAAAGGAATAAAGGTCCCCTGCTGCCTTAACCAACTGGCGTCCCGCTTCCTTGGTCATTACCTGGGTTTCGGGCTCAAGCTCGTACCCAGTTTCAGGATCAATAATCGCCGGCCTAGTCTCGTACTCGGCTTCCCACTCCTCGTAAATATCGTCCCACTGGTCGTAGCACACGAAGGCGTTACGAAAGGGATCCAGGTCATGCGCCTCGAAAATCTCGATGGCGCGCTGAACAGTCAGGCCTGCATGCCAGCGTGCGGCGTCGCCTTTTTCAGCGATGGAATCGAGAAACTGGTACATGCCGACTTCACCCAGCAACGCCTGAGCCACCGCCCTCTCAGTGATCGTAAACGGCCTGACTGGCGTTTTCTTTCTGGCATCGGAAACGTTGATTGAACCGGTTTGCGCGTAAAGAGTTCGCATCTTGATCGACGGGGTCCCGAGGTCCGTCGAGGCGTCCGTGCCGCCGCGCCAGTCCGTGCTGGACACTCGGATATTCGCTGGTGTCGCATCGTCAACCCGGTTGATGAACAGGGTCGAGTAGGCGACCACGCCACCAATAACGGCGATGCGTTTGACGCCGCCCTGATCGCAAATCACATTGGTTTCTAGCTGCAGATCGCGGTGAGCGCGAACCTTTTCGATTGAGGCGTCGTAGGTGAGCGCCGCGCCTCCGTCCGGCCTCTTAATACCTGCGGATCCGTTAACGCTAGGGCGGACGTACGGACCATTATCGATCATGTCGTGATACGCCTTGATGCGCAGCGTATTGGCAAAGGCGTAGCCGGTGCCGGTCGGGAATCGCGCTGGAACGTCAGCGCGGACAGGACGCAAATCCGAGCCGGTGCTTACGTTGAGAATATCCAGCTGAAAGCGGAAGGTCTGCCCAGCCGGATTTGGTGCAAGAACATTGAGACCTTCTGACGGACTGGAAATGCAACGCATGCCCAGGCCAAGCCCGTCTGCGGACTTGGTTTCAAGTTCGAAGTTCGGCCCCAGAATTACATCGTTTGCTTGGTGAATCTGATAGGCGACGTCGTCTTGCGTGATGATCTTGCAGTTCGGCGCTCGGTAGCCTCGGCAGCGCCACCCACTCAACACAAAAGCAGCGGATGGTTTTGTCTGCCGATACGCGCCAAGCGAGGGCGACGTAGCCCTCACTGCTGCATGATGGTCTAGGCCCGAAAAGATACAGTTGTCATCCGTGAACAAGCCCATACCGTTGCCTAGAGTCCCTGGGGTTATCTGGCTTGAAGTGGTCATTCCACTTGCTGACGGGCTTGGCGTTACGCCGGTTAGCCGCAGATTGGCGCCAGACATTGCAACGCCAGAAAAGCTAAAAAACGGATCGTTGTTGCCAACCTGGCGAATTTTCCCATTGAGCAACGATGGGCTAAACGGATGGTTGGCCGCCCATGGAATCTCAATGTAATCCCCGCCTACCGCGACAACGCGATGGCTATCAGGGCCACGTATCTCCGATCCGTTCATGCCGGTAAAAGTGCATCGACTGAACTCGTTACTTTCGATCCCGGTTTGCGGAAGGTCGGGTTGATCGCCGCATGTACCACTGATCACCAATCGACCCGCGACGCGCCAGTAACCAACCACCTGGACATCTTCGACGGTGTTGTGTTCGGCGTTGTTGATCAGCAGCCCAACATCGCACTCGTCACCGAGTGTGAGGTCACGATCAAGGTACCCCTTGATGCCCCGATTGTTCAGCATGATGCGAAAGCGTCTGGCCTGAACACTGTGAACACCGCGCTGCAGGCGGACAAATGCCGATATGGGCTTACGAGTGGCGGCGGCCCCGGTCGCCGGGTTGGCGTCCTCGTTGTAAAAAGAAGACAGCTTGTATTTGTCGTCATAGCCAGGGTTTATGACACAGCTATTCGCCAGGACCCCGCCGCCGTTGCGCATGTCGGTGATACCGGTGATGTACTGGTCACGCACATGAGTTCCGGTGCAAAGCAGGATTGTCCCCTTTCCATCCGGTGCGCCGGCGCCACCCGCTATCGTGGTATTGATGGTCGGTTTCCATCGGCCAACGGAAGGCCCTGAGATATTCAGGCCGGTAGGAAAGTCTGGAAGGTAGGACAGTTTGTAGATCCGATCCGCCATAACGAAGGGCCGACCACTGGCTACAGCAGCGGCAATGCCCTTGGCGAAGGCCCCATCCCATAGCGGCGCAGCAGACACGGCAACCTCGTCGAACGCATCCGCTACATAACGACGATCTACCTGAAAATCTTCAGGCGTAACAACCTCACGCAGCTTGTCCTGCACGTTGCGGACAGCGGCACCAAGCCCTGGTTGAGCGTACCCCACCAGTTCAGAGCCAGACTCATGGGACAGTTCCTGCCGTAAGGCAGCATCGCCCACGGAGACAAAGTTCGACGCCTCGTCAGCCCAGACCCCAGTTGTTGTATAGGGCAGATCCAGAGATGGCGGCGCACGGTAGAACTCACCATCCTTCAGGAATATCTGGTTGTATGCGCTGATCACCAAGCCCGCCGCATAGGCGCCAATATGCTGATATCCACTCGACATAATGAACCGTCGAAAGCGATATTCCTTGTCGGTCTGGGCCGCCGCAAACTCCTGTTCCATCTCGGTGAGCGAATCACCGATCTCGCCCAGTGCTTCATCGATTTCAGTACGAACCCACTCAACCGCGGTGGCGGCATCCCACGTTGAAATGTCGACGATCAGTGGTGCCACGTAACCATAGCGACTGATCCGTATATCGATGCGAGGGGTGGTTGTGTAGAAGAACACCCGGGCACTGGCGTCGGCTGAAACTGGGTTACCCAGGGCAACCGTACAAGGGGAATCCAGAAACAGAGGAGCTCGTTCCCCAGTGCCCTGGACAAACACGTCCACGGTTGCACCGGGCAGCAGCGCGCCGTCCTCGGCCCTTGCGGCGAAGAATTGAATGGGTTGCATATCAAGTCTCTATCAGGTGTTGAAAGTAATTGCCGGGGCAAAATTTAGCTGTGAGCGGGTATTGCTCCAGGTGTCGAAAGCAGCCGCGCACAGGTAATACGTATTGCCGGCGACCAGGCCCGAAATCAGTCCTGCAGGCAGAGCTCCCTGATAACCAACCACTCCCGCGATCGTCGGATCAAAGTCCGCATCGAGTGAGTAGACGAACATGTAGCCAGCGGCATCCGGCGCGACACTCTGATCACAGCTGACCTGCGCCGTAGTTCCGCTCACAACCGAGGTGGTCCCGCTCACTGCGGCGGGGGCCGTATTGGTCACCAGCAGGGTGACCCCCGACGCATTGCCCGCGGAGTTGCGCTCGATCACCTCCACTCGATAACTACGGGCCAACGCATCATCCACCAACGCATCATCGCGCTGGTAGGTGAAGGTCGTGCTCGTCGTCCCCACCTCACGTAAGACCGCGTTGGTTGCCGCGTTGCGGACCCTGACAATGTGATGATCAACCCGCGCGCCGGCCGTCCAACTCACCGTGAAGTATGGTGTTTCAAATGCGCTGACCAATTGCAGGTTCTGCGCGGCGTCTGGCGCGACCCGCGTAGGCGACAGCAGGACGCTGTAGGCAGACACGTCGGCCAGATCCTCAACCGCCCGACCGAACACGTTAAAGGAGCGAAATTTCACCCACACGGTTTTGCCGATCTGGTCGGGGGTGTAGCTGTACTTCCAGACCGCATCATCCAAGCGCACGAACGGCGCACCCGCTGGATGAGCAGAGACGGGAGAACTCAGTCGGCCGCGTCGAAGGTACTTCAGGTTATAGGCGGCAACGCCAGTGAGCGTGGCATCCCGATAGCTGAGCAACTCCCCATCCACCCAGCACAGCGTTGCGCCGCTGTCGGCTTCTGCGGTGGTCACCGCGGTCAGTTCATCCGGAACGGCAAGCAAAACAGACAAGGTGCTCGCCGTATCGGGATCGCTTCCGGCAAGCAGGGGCGACGTCAGCTGGCCCATGCGCGCACCTCCATAAATCGACTGCGCCATCCAATAGCTGTCGCCGTCAGCGCTGAGCCAGATTTCGCATCCGCCCCAACTTTCACCGGCGCCGGTGATCGCTACCCAAATTTGATTATCGCCACCGAGCAACAAGCTCTCTGGTGGGTTGAACATGATGGGCGGCAGTACCGGGCCGGGTTCGGCGTTCTGATTGCTCTTGAATCCGCCCTTGCTCTGCACCGGATAGTTGGGCGCACTGCCAACGCCCAACAAGGCGTCCTCAGCGATCACCGCCAGCTTGCCCTCATCATCCTCTTCGACCGAAATCAGTCGGACCAGACGGCGATCCAGATTCAGGCCTGGCTCGGTGACAGTCACCAAGTCCATCGGCTCCAGGAGCACGTGCTGCCAACCGAGCGAAAACTGGTATTCGTTGCGAACGTAAAGTTTGCGTTGGACCAACAACTGCGCGGCATGGGCGCCGATGGCCACGTCACAGACTTCATACGCCTTGATGGAATCCATCGGCCTCGAGCCGAACTGCTCGATTGCCGCCTGGTCGACGCCTCGCACGACATCCGTGTTGTACTCATGGGCGCGGTCAAGGATCTCCAGCGAAACTTCGTTGTAGCTGTCGGCTTGGCTCTTGATCTTGAGCTGGACGGGCGGCTCGCCCTCCTCGGCGAGAAAATCGTCATCGGTCAAATGGGCAACCGGTGTCGTGTTCGGGTACCAGGTGACACCGTTGCCGGTCACCACCTGGTCACCAAAAGGGACCACCTTCAACTTGCCGGCCGACCAGTAGATCTCGCTGTTGGTCAGCTGCAACCAGCGCGCGATGGCCTCACTGGCCGGCGCCTGCTCATCGAGCACCGGGCTCAATAGCAGATTTTCCGCCAGGCAGTAATTACGGTAACTGCTCAGGTCGGCTATCCAATTCGGATCAAAGCCGACCCCATCCAGCGGATCGAGGAGCAAACCTGGCAGGAACTCCCCGGGGTTGGCATCCGGCAAGCCTGGCACCTGATAAGGACCGTCGACCTCAAACGTGTGATTCTGCACACCGGCACTGTCATTCAGCCGGTACCGCGGTGCGTACACATACGCGGTGTCGGAATAGGCGATCGCCTCATCCGGATGCTTGGTTTCAAGAAAACCCCACACGTCCTGATTGCGCACGCCTCTTTTGAAGCTGAAGCCGACCTGCGACAAAGCGCTCTTCGTGACGCCATCCACCACCTTTTCGGTGAACACTTCCTTGTCACGAAAAATTCGGTGTACGGCGCCTAGACGGCCTCGGCCAATCGCCAGGATCAGCGCGGCATAGTATTTGTAGGTGGTGTTTTCCTGCGTGGTGCCACCGCCGCCCTTCCCGCCCGACTTGGTCTTTTTCGTCTTGGCGACGGATTCAAAATCGGTGTAGTAGATCAGGTTGGGGCTGATGCGATTGCGCCCGGCGATCCATGCGATCGGCTTACCACTGGCGCTGCTTTGGACCTGCAAGGCGTTGATCCGCGTTGCGCTGTTCGAGATGGTGCTACTGCTGCCCCCCATCGTTCACCCCATATTTATTCAATGTGTAATAGCGCACCGGGCGGCCGGCCAGATATTCATCGCGCATGTCAGCCAATTCGACGCCAATGTCCCGATAGGCATGGATCACTTGGTGTTCACCCACCACCACAGCCCCATGGCTGTAGGTGCGACCGAACTGCCAAACGGCGACATCGCCGGGCTGAGGTGCCTCAATCTCGCGACCGAACAACTCAAGCCAGCCCAGGTAACGCTCCTCGCCGCGGTGCAGGTGCCAGTCCTGGGCATAGGCACCGGGATCAATCCGCGGCATCAACCCCACGACCGAATACACCTCGATCAGCAGCCATGCACAGTCGACCCCGACGCCCATCAGACGCTGGCGATGTTGATAAGGCGTGTTGAGCCAGCGACGAACCTCGGTGAGGACGTGCTCACGCTGCCGAGTTTCAAACGGGCTCATAGCGAGGTCTCCGCCACCGGGATAAACGGCATCCCACGGTAATGGGCCCGATTGTTGAACTTGGTCGTGCAGGCCTCCAACGTGCGCGGGCACCCTGGATAAATCAGAAACTGATCACCGGCCTGCGGCTGCGCCGGCAACCCGAGTATCAGCGTCACGTCGCCGTCACCGGTATGGCGGCGCACCGTGCGGGCCACACCGGCATTCCCGCCGTTGATAAAGCGGATGACGCCCTGGTCAAACCAGCCTTGATCGGCTGAGACATTGCTGTGAATACGCAACGTCGTGCTGCCCACCCCCACGATCCCGGCCGTTTCAAACAGCGCCCGATTGACGCCGCAATCGCTGCTGTACACCCGGCGCAAACAGGAGGGTTGGTAGACCCCCTTTGGCACCTTGGTGTCGAGTAACTCCATCGGCGACTTCACCGCGACCGTGGCTTGCTCCCGATCGGCCGGATCCACTTCGGCAACACGCCCGATAAAGCGGGTGACAATACCCACGACCGGTGACTGCCAGTCGCGCATAAACGCACGGACCAGCTGCAGCGAGGCGCCATCAAACCCACCGCCGGCAATGAACGGCAGTACCGCCTCCCCGAGCACCGTGTCCTGCAAACCTGCTGAAAACGTCACGCTCAAGGTGTTGACCTCGATACCG